CTATCACACCTGATGGTACTGGGAACGGCTGGTCCAGTGACAATGACTGGGCTGAGTCTTGCAGTGCTATCGCCATGTGCGGCATCGTCACTGCATCCTCTGTGTAATCATGGCCTTGGAGATACGTTGTAATCAGGCGCACTGTCGTAGATGCTGCGGCTGTACCACTGGAAGACCCGGCATATACTGCCTTGATGAACAGTGTTTTCCCCGCCGGCACCCTGCGAGCACTTGACGAGCACCGCCTATCTCCGATGGGGAAGTAACTAAATACATCGGCTGCAGCATTCGCAATACTGATGTTGCCTACCGCTGCTTTAGCTGAGCCGTATCCCTCCAAGTGCGCACATTGGACGAACCGTACATCCGATACTGGCAGTGCTACCGGTGTTTGCCCATTCGTCAATATATCGATATGCTTTAGATTCAAGTCACCATCCAGATAGTGGACGTGCATGGACCAAACACCTGTGCCGCCCGGCGCATCCTCATCACTCGTACTCTGGATGTATAACTGCTCACCTGCTTGGAGCGGAACTTTCAAGTCACCCGCTCCCGCCAGTGGCCATACCAGGTGTCTATCAACTGGCCCAGTAGTGACTAACTCCCCAAACGAGCCGCCTGGGAATGCGCCCTCAACGACACCGCGAGCTACCTCTGTCTCGTAGTTGCCAACTATCGGTAGTGAATCCCGCCATCTAGTTCCAGCAGTCATTTCGCTGCCTGGTCCACAATGTCAGGGTAATCTGCAGGTGTGTACTTCATCGCTGAGAGGATCATGTTCGCAACATCGCGACGACCCTCCCGGATGAGAATTTCGTTTGGGTCAGCTGTCAGTAGTGGCTCCAATACATGGCAGTACGCCATGATCTCCTCCAGCACTCGCTTGCCTGACTCGGAGTTAAATACGATATTGAAATCTACTTTCCGCTGCTCAGCCACGTGATGTCGCCTTTGCCTGTGATAAATCTCGGGCGGTGCGTCCAACTATCTCAGCACCCTGGATGCCTTCCTGCATCTGCTGCTTCTGCTGCGCCGATTCGCGTCGAGCCTGTGTATCCTCCTTACTTCGCAGGAGTGTCGGGTCGATTGCAAACAGCTCGATGCCTACATGCTCCAGCATCCGGTCGCCATCGATGCGCTCCATGATGCTCGGGTCTGCCTGGACGAACGGTGACATGATCTCCACGGTCCGCATGATGCCCTGCGCCTCCAGCTGCTTTTGAGCACGTGCCAGCGGGGATGTGTACTCGACTTTTAGATTCTGTCCAGATAGCTCCTGCGGTGGTGGTGGTATCGCACCCTGTCGTAGCAGTATCGCGAACACCCGGTCAATCATCGGCCCCAGCTTCTCTGTTTGTATCCGACCCAGCACCGGCCCCATCAGGCGTAATTTGTCCTCTGTGCGCTGCATAACCTCAGTCGCAGTCATCTGCGGACCTTGCTGCAGCTGCAGCTGGTCGATAAAGAACGCTTTAGCTATCCGCTCACGGACTTCGTTCATCATCTCCAGGTTCACCGGCAGGTTCCCAGGTGTCGGGAATGCTTCGATGCGGTCCTGTGTACCAGCCCGGTACATATTGATACCACCCGGCACAGTCCGCACAGGATTCAAGAACCCATCGTCAGGCACCATCAACGGCGGATCTGCCATCTTCTGCGCCACCTTCAATGTCACCTTGTACATCTCGTTCAGCATCTTCACATCCTGCAGGATGGCAGTGCCTGGTGAGCGACCATAAACTTCCATCGACCCCTTGTAGAATCGACTAGCGAACCCAGCCTGCTCATCGAACCCGTTATCAGCGAGGATTTTCTTTGTGGCTACCTCGATGTAGGTATCAGTGAATGGCTTGTTACCGGAATTCTTTTTGGTCTGGTCCCTATCTTTGCGAGGCTCCATGACGTGTATAATCTCAATTTTCTCGTTCTGCTGCTTGGCCTCGTACTTCTTCTTGACCGCTGTGGAGACGTTCTTTAACCCCCACTTAGTTACCACCTGGCGTACGGTCCACTTGAATTTTCGATAGATGGTATCGATGTGGCCTATATCATTCTCCATGCAGTACGACTCAGCCAATGGCCGCGCCTGGAATAGAACCCCACGCCGGCTGGGATGCTCAAATACGAATGTAACACTCGTCCCGAACGTCCCGTATTCCATGTAATCTTCGTGCATCGCAGATGAGAACCCAGCCTCTGGGCGATTGAACTCCGCAGTCATCACGCGGTTCACAGTCTTGAGCCACACCTGCACATCTCGCACTGAGTTCAGCGCTGTGTCCTCGGCGGCCATCTGGAACCACTGAGTCGCCGGGTTCGTCAGCATGCCGTGCAGGCCGGACGCTAAAGTCTCGGCTGCTATGATTGCAGTCGAGTCATACACTTGCTGGTTGCGCTTCTCCCCCGGAGTTCGCTCGACCGTGAAGTCCGCCTTTCGCGGATACATCCGGTCTCCAATCTCTTGCCAGTGAGACTCCCACGTACTACGGGCGCTTTTCAACTCACCGAATACGCGAATCTTATCTGCAGCGAGTGATGCAGCCATAATTTATGACCCCGCCAGTAGTGATGGTTTAGTGGTCGATGCTTGGCCAGTCACACCTCGGCCACTGGTGGCAATCAGGGATGCAGTTTTTCTCTTGCGTTGCTTATCAGCGGCGGCTTTGCGAGCAGCATCCAGCTCATCCTTCAACTTCGCCGCTTTCTTCGCGGACTCGGGGGATTTCCCATACCCCTCAACAGTCTGCTTGTGGGTCATGAACATTGGGTTTATCAACGTGCCAAGCTGATCCATCGGGTTATCCATCGCACTGGTGGCGATGCTGAATGGGTCCGTATCTAGCCCTGGTATGGTATCTCCAATACTCATGGCAGTTACTCCATACCCAGAATTTCACGACGACGACGCTCACGCTCTTGAGCGACCGAGGCGGTCTTATGTATCATCCCAGGCTTACCTCGCCCTGGGATGATGTCTGCAATCTTGCTCAACGCTTGCATCAAAAGTGAGTCCTTCTTCTCATCACTTTTCTCATCAGCCGCAGCGGCCTTCTCCCGCTTGAGTCGCTTTAACTGCTCTTTGCGACGTTCTTCCTCAGTCTGACGTGGCATTGTCGTGTCTCCTCTGCATAACTGTGGCCGAGTGGGTGTACCCCTTCCGACCTAATATCGACAGCGAACTACTAGACTCAAGCCCAGCACTGTCTCCGGCGTAAGTGAATACTACCTCACTATCGTCACAGAATCTATGCCACCTGTCTAGCAGCCGTATCCCGAGCGAGCCCCCTCGGAACTCCGGCTTCACGTACCACAGCAGCACACTACCCACCGTCATCACTCCAGTCCAGTGTTCGTGCAGCAGTCCGAGCATCACACCCTTCCCCTCCACATAGTCCACGTACCCCTGCGGCAGCGCCACCAGCTGTATCAGCCTCGTCCTTAGCTGGGCCTCGTCCCACGGCAACTGCCCATACGTGCGGGACTCCACATGAATCTCCCGCATTATCTCTACGATGTCATCTATCAGCTCCGGTCTCATCAGCTTCCTCCCAGCGGGTCATAGTCATTCCCAGTACTCTGCCCATGTCGGAACGAGTCCCCATGATTGAATGGGTCATAGTCCATCTGCGCCACCTGCGGGGTCAGCCCCGCCTGACTGGGTGCCTCTCTCAGTGCTATCGCCAAATATCGAAACGCATCACTCGCATGGGATGTCCAGTCATGCACCGGTCGCGACTTATATGTCCGGTAGCGCTCATCGTACTCCGCCCGATACAAGCTCAGTGCCTCTCGACCCTGCTTGGTCAACTTCTTATCAAACCAGCACCGGGGCAGTATGTTCCGAACCGCCTGTATCCCATCCTCCACCGCGAGGCGAGGCACGATGTCAGCCCTCAGCCCCAACTTCGTCAGTGTCTCCTGGCGTGACCTGCCTGTCCCCATCTCCCGAACCTTCACGTCATGCGGCAAGTAGTGCCTCCCATACACATAGGGCTTACTCTTTATCACCGCTACGTAGTGCTGCAGCGCCTCACCATTATTCTCGTAGTAGTCAATTATCCGAATCTCACGCCCCACCATCTGATAAAACCAAATAGCTGTCATGTCATCCATACCCAAGTCCCAGGCTGTGTGTACCTCGACCTCCGGTGCCCATGGCACTCCAGTTATCCGGTCATCTATCTCTAACTGACGTATCAACTTCCCGTAGTAGGCACCCATCACCGCAGCCTCGAATGAGCAGAAGAACTCCTGCTCTATCATCTCCTCGGGCATCCCAGCCTTTCGCTCCTCCTCGACCACCGCTAGTGGGTAGGCACCTGACTGGTCCAGTCGCAACATCTCCGCAAACCAGCTCGGGTTCTCCTCCGCCATCTTGTATAGGTGATGGCCGTGGTTCTTACCACGTGGTGTGTAGATGAACACCGCCCAACCCTCATTCTCCGCGAGTATTGGGCGCATGAAGTCCCAGGCCGCTGGGTTCGCCACTGAGTACTCCGAGAAAATAACTCCCACCGGGTTCGCGCCTACCAGTGAGTCATAGTTGTCCGAACCTACTACCTGCCAAATTGAGCCATTCAACAGCTCAATCCGCATCTCCTGTGAGTTGGTCGATTTGCGAATAGCCTCGGGAAACACCTGGTCGATGACCCGGCGGCCCTGCTTGTCGATGGAGTCCCACACCACCTTACGTCCTTGCTTGGCTGTCGGGAGCATGTGCCAGTAAACACCTACTCTCTGAAATGCCGCGCAGGCTGTCCAGTTTAAAGCCATGGAGTCCTTGCCGCCGCGTCGGTGCCATACGGCTACGGCTCGCTTACCTCCACGTTCTAGGAAGTCCCAGAGGGGGCGCTGGTAATCACGCGGGGTCCAGGCGTTTGGGATTGTTATTTCAGTTGGCATTTTAAAATCCTAAAAAATTGGAGCTGCGGCTACATGGTATGTATGACTGGGAACCGCGAAGCCGAACTTTGGGGGTGCCCCCCTTCGATGGGGCGGGGGGGTGTACCCGTACCAGGCACGCCGGGGCACCCGGTCCCTGGGCTACTCGATCACTCAGTGAGAGGGCGTCATATAGTCGATGACTGCGCGTAATCGGTGTTATGTAAAGTAAATCACTCACTTATCCACAGGCTCTGCGAACTGTTGCACCTGGATGGTGACGTTCTGGTCTATA